CGGTTGGGCCGAACCGGGCGGTCCATGGTCATCAGCGACACGGCCGTCGGGATCGGGAAAGTCCCTGAAGCTCAGTTGGATGTGAGGGGGAACTTGAAAGTGAGTGGAGGAATCTATACTGGTATGAATTATGCGGTATTTGTATGGTTAAACGGTTTTGCCACTCTTTCAGCGGGGAATAAAATTCCGTTTGATACAGCCGTGTATAACCCACTTGGGTTATGGAACACAAGTACGTATCAATATACATGCCCTGTTAATGGGGTATATATGTGCACGGCCACGTTATTGACCGGTGATAACAGTTATAATGCTAATCATGAATGGTACCTGAACGACTCGTCTTATTCACCCAGATTACGGGGACATGGCTCATCATCAGCGACGAGTTACAAGGATGCTTCATCTTCAGTAATTCTTTTATTGAATAGAGGTGATAGGTTAGATGTTCGAAATGCTAGTGCGGGTGAATGGTATGGGTCTACAGGCTATACCCATACGAGCGCTAACATTCATTTATTATATCCCATATAAATATAATGGCTCATACAGTGGCAATATTTCAAGCTGTCCGATCTTTGTTTAGTGAAGAAGTACCATTTGTTAAACATAACGGGACATACGAATCGATTATATTGCCTGAAGGGTATACAAAACCAACGAAGGAAGCCTACGACGAAGTATTTACTCGATACCTAAATATAGAATTATTTAAGGAACTCCGCCAAGAACGCAACAAACGCCTCGCCGAGGTGGATTGGGTTTTCTCGACAGATTACCACATTTCGAGTGAGGAGAGAGGTGTGTGGGTCGCGTATCGTCAGGCACTTAGGGATCTCCCTTCCACAACCGATGACCCCTCGAATCCTATGTGGCCCACGAAGCCATCGATACCTAAGGGGACCACTTTGAATGTCGACCTCAAGAGTATCAATGATGAAGAAGTCTCAGAAAACGCTCAAATTGTCCTCCTTCAAAATGTGGTTTTCAGCTTGACGAAAAGAATCGAAGCTCTTGAGAATGCTTAAAAATAAAGTCTCACTATATTATAAAATGTCTGGTGGTATCGCCCAACTTGTAGCTGTCGGTGCTCAGGATGCTCACCTCGTGGGTGCACCCGAGGTCAGTTTCTTCCGCTCCACGTACAAACGTCACACCAATTTTTCCCAAACTGTCGAACGTCAGGTCATCCAAGGTAACGTCAGCAACGGTGGTATGTCCACTGTTCGCTTCGAGCGCAAGGGTGATCTCCTCAACTACGTCTACTTGGCCCCTCACGATTCGACCGGCCCCGATACAGAGCCCATCCCCGACTGGACCGCTCTGATTTCCAAGGTTGAGCTGCTCGTCGGTGGTCAGGTGGTGGACACCCAAGATTCCACCTACTCCACCCTCATCGCCCCCACCCTCTCCGCTACTTCGTCCTCTAAGTCTGTAGCGGCTGGTCTCTACGACGGTGCCGGAACTGCGAAGTTCTACCCTCTCCGCTTCTCCTTCTGTGAGAACTGGCAGTCGGCTCTCCCCCTTGTGGCTCTCCAGTACCACGATGTTGAGATTCGTATCACTTGGGGGGGGTCCGCGGCGTCCCATTCGTGGAACATCTACGCGAACTACGCCTACCTCGACACCGATGAGCGCACCATGTTCTCCACCGGTTCCCAGAACATGCTCATGACCCAGGTCCAGAAGAGCATCGGCTCCAAGTCTAAGATTCAGGAGCTCAACTTCAACCACCCCATCAAGTATTTGGCGGCTGGTAAGAGCAGCGCCATTGGTGTCCTCAACAAGGCGAACAAGCTGAAGCTCCAAATTAACGGCACTGACATTGCGGACTACAAGTTCGCGGATCCCCACTTCACGTCGGTCCCTCTCTACTATCACACAACGAACTCCAGTGTGAAGGGTGACCAGCTCTTATTCATCCCCTTCTGCCTCGATGCCGCAAAGCTCCAGCCCACTGGCACCCTAAACTTCTCCCGCCTCGACTCGGCTCGGATCCAGTCCACCGATGAGGACTTTGATGAGGACATCTACGCCGTAAACTATAACGTCCTTCGCATCGAAAATGGTATGGGCGGACTTTTATATTCTAACTAAATAGTAATAGTAACAATGTTTTGGAAGATCGTTTTCCTCCTATCCATCGTTTTTGTATTGACGTACGACCCAAAATCCAGGACAATCGAAAAGTTTGTCGGTCAGCCCACACCACCGACAAACAAGTCCTGCCAACCTACGCATTACCAAGCCGTTCAGTTCGCAACAAGCCCATACCAGTGTCCAAATGATGACACGACCTCTATGGGCGTTTTAACTTAAAAACAAAACTCGTCTATAAAAGTATAATGATTCCCATTGATCGTGAAACCATGACTATCATCGCCACCATCGTGTGCATCGCCGGTGTTATCTTCTTGTTCAAGGAGCTCAACAAGGCCAAGCAGGATGTTGACGAGCTCAAAGTTTTTTCGGCCCACATGGTTCGCCATCTTTCCCAGCCCAGCCGTCCTCAGATGGAGAAACCCAAGAAGGAGGCACTCGAGGAGGATGAGTCGGAGGTAAAAACCGAGGAATAAACATATCAACATATTATAACTTGCGAATGCGCAATGAAAAAACATAAGGCGATAGCGATACCGGTTAGCTTTAATGGTGATCAACTGAGATTTCTAACCGTGAGAGACTGGAGGTTCAAGGATTGGATTTTTGTGACAGGTGGGTGTAGACGTAGAGAAATCGCAAATCCAATCCGTTGTGCCTTACGAGAATTGGAAGAAGAGACGAGAGGTGTAGTATCCCTAAAAAACGTAGAGTATACAGATTTCAAATTCACGGTTCAAGAAAGTGCTACAGTGGATCTCGAATACAATGTATTTGTATTTTTTGTGGACTACAACCGTGCAGAGCAGCACAACCAGGTCAAGAAGTTTTACGAGGAAAAGGCGAAGATGAATTTGAAGAAACTTCACAATCAGCCAATCCGAAAAACACACGACGAGAACGATTATATGAGTTATGACACCTTACCAGAGTTTAATTCACGTAAGCGTTGGAATTTAATCATTGACAATGTCATAAAAAACCCTGAATTTTACAACTGTGTTCAATCACAGGATAGAAAAAAGTTTTCTATAAAATAATGAAGTCCAAGGCTTTCATTTTGAGACAGATTTCAGAACTTCTTGAAAAGAACAGGGGTCTATGTGACATTGAGGTTCAGGAATGGATAAAGGAAAATGATAAAATGACAGTCTATGAACTTTTGACCTTTAAGAAGGAATTGTCAAAAACTAAAGAATATCAGGATGTCTCATGTATGAGATGGTTTAGAGATGAGGATCCTTAAATATATATGTTTAAAAGCTGGTGTACCCAAAACGGCTTTCTGAAAAAAGTCCCCAATCCATCACACGTGCTCCTAGACGGAGGTTGCCTGTCTGTGCCGTTTGATAGATTGAATGAATTTTATGATAAATATGTGGAGGCTGTAAAAGCTGAAGAAAAGCTATTTGTCGTGGAGCAGAAGACGACCGCATACAATTTTTTCGTTGACATTGACTACAAAGATGATGATGGTCTCGGTATTGACACGATTGAAGATATTTGTGAGGTGATATGTAAATGTGTGAAGAAGTTTGGGGGGAAGGAATGTATCATATCTGTGGCTAAACCGAAAAAGTCTGGAACCAAGATCAAAACTGGTGTGCATCTGAACTGGCCCGGGTTCGTGGTCAATCAGGAGATTGCTGTATACCTGAGAGATTACATCATCTCCGACTTATTCAGTTTCAATAGGGATGTCTCGTGGGACACCGTTATTGATTCATCGGTGTATGGAAACCCGGATAGAAAAACAAAGGGTAGTGGGTTCCGTATGCCTTGGTCTCATAAAATGAACAAAGGTGTTGTAGAAGGAATGTATCTACCCCTCTTCAAATATACATGGCCCTTGTCGACCCTCGTGAGAATCCAACCAAATCCAGACACATCAGTATTGAAATCAGCAGCTGTCAGGACAGATAAGGAGGTCACTATTTCCATAGATCTTGCAAACTCCAAGCGGAAAGAGGGTTCTTTCACTGCCGAACAGATGAAGAATGAACTCTATGACACGAAATTGAGAAACATGTTGGAGACATTCATCCGTAAAAATATGGCAGGGCAGGGTGAGGCTTACATCACAAAGATTTTCAGTTCGAAGAATACATTTTTAGTATCCAGCACGTCGAGGTGGTGTGAAAATACAAAGAGGAAACACAACTCCAATCACGTGTGGTTTTTGATCAGTGGTAAGCAAATTTTACAGAAATGCTTCTGCACATGCCCGACCCTAGATGGGCGAAAGGATGGGTTTTGTAAGGATTTTGTTGGACGAAGACATGAGCTTCCATGTGAAATCACATCGATCCTCTACCCAGACAAAGAAGAACTCAAAAAGTGTAAAGAAGTTGTAAAGTATACTGACAAACCTTTACCAAATGTCAGGTCACAGATGGAGTTCTTCTTGAACAAGTGGATGAAGGTTGACAAAGACACAAAGATTATCGATATCAAACGTCAGAAGGGTGGTTTACAACTTACCACAACATCTAGGTTTTGTGAAACCACTTCGACGTGTCACGATCAATTGATGGCATACACTATAAAAAAGAATGAGATTAAACAGTCATGCCCCATATGTAAAAAATGCACAGCGAGAACTCATAAACTGACTCCAAACATTATTAAACTACTTAAACAATAATCAAGTATTGAAGGTAAATGACGAATACCAGATCGGGTAGAGTGATCCGCAAGCCAACTGTTTTCGTCCCTACTGAAACAGTATTAGATGATGACTATTGCACTGATGACTACGACACGGATGCGGGATCTGACCTAGACACAGATGAAGAGTGTTATTCTGATGAAAGTGAAGATGAGGATGAGGATGACGAAGATGTGGATGATAATGGGAACCTCAAGGATTTTGTGGTTGAGGATGAGGATGAAAGTGAGTCAGAAGACGCTTAAAAAAAAGAGAAACTACTGTAGTAATGGAAACTGATATTGGAAATCCCATAGAATACAACCCCGACATAGATCCTCTTGTCCAAGAAGAGAATGAAAAAAATAGTCAACAAGTGCCCGATGAGCAGCAATATTATTTTCAACCTCAAGAGATGAACTATCAGTATCAATCTCAGTCTCCCCCACAGGAGAATGATTTATTTAAAAATATAGACAAGTCTACATGGATCATCGCATTCGCTGTGTTCCTACTCGGCTTCTTCATGGGTAAGACTATGCAGCCAGTCATACTCAGATACGCCTAAGCTTCAACAATTTCCTTGAGGTGTGGTGATCCACTCAACCAATTATCATCTGGAATAGTTGAGTAGGGAATAAACGTGCCCATATCACCCTTTTTGAACACACTACCATATGTATCCAATCCAGTATCCTCGATAAATCCAACTGTCGAAGATACTTCAACCTCCTCTTCCTCTTCCTCTTCTTCCTTTTCCTTTTTGTTTTTTAAAGTGTATGGTGTTTTAAAAAACAAAATAAAGAAGGCTCCAACCATTAATATAGTCAGAATTATACCTAACATTGTTTATTATATGTGTAGATTATTTATTTTTTTTTACGCTGAGGAAACCTCTTCACCTGCATCCTCCGTGATCTCCTCAAGCTTGGCCTCTGTAGAGTTTTCCGCTTCACGTAGCTTGCGTCGTTCTTCCATCTCCTCAGCTACGATAGAATCCGCCTCCTTGACGAGTTCCTCCATTGGGGTATCTGGCTTCTCCTTCTTGAGACGCTCGAGCACCTCGGCTGGGTGGGAAACAGGGGATTCATCGGGCTTGGTGTAAAACTTAGAGTTGTCGTCACCAGGGGTGAAATGATTCTTATCACTCATCATAGCATCCTTACGTTCCTGGAACATGCGAGCCGCCTGGGACTGGTTCTCCTTGTATCCAGTCATGATTTCCTCAAGCTTCTCATTCGTGTAGTGAACGTTATCGATTGCGGCGGGATCGGGGGGGATCAGAAGCCACTTATACATGTCTACCACGTAAATGTCAAATGTGGGATCCTCCTTCTGGAGGCGCTTGGCATGTTGAGCAGCTTCGTCACGGTTGGAAAACGCACCACGAATCTTGACACCGAACTTTTCATTCTTCTGGGGAGCCTCAGGCCCAACGACAGAAAGGCACGCGAAGAGTTGACCGGGGACAGTAGTATAATCTTGGGTGAGAGACATTATAATCATTGTTACGATCAAAACTTTAAGTTCTTTATACTTAAGTCAACTCTTAAAGGAATGGATCTATTCAAAACCATGGAAGAGATTCGTAAGAACCACAACGAGGCCAAGCGATCCTTGATACAATCTGTCACAAAAGAGGGTCACAGTATTTTGGATGTTGGTTGTGGTTTCGGTGGTGATCTTCAAAAATGGCATAGGTGTGGTGCGAATATAAATATGTGTGACCCAGAGCCGAGTGCTTTAGTCGAGGCTAGGTCTCGAGCCAAGAATATGCACATGAGAGTGAACTTCTACGAGGGTGACATACATAACTGCCCAAATAGAAAACATGACATTGTCTGTTTCAATTTTTCGCTGCATTACATCTTCGCCACGAGAGAGCTTTTCTTTAGCTCGATACGCGAAATC